GTTTTGATTCGACCGCGCGACCCTCGCGCAAACTCGATTGTTTGCCTTTGCTTTGCCTGCAAGCCCGCTAGCCGCTACACTGGCCGCATGGCTAAAAATCTAATCAGTCGCGTCGAATTAGCGCGCCGAGCTGGGGTCGCCCCGTCAAGCGTTACGAAGGCGTGCGCCGGCTCGTTAAAGAATTGTTGCACCGGGAAGCGCGTCGACGCTGATCACCCGGACGTCGTCGCGTATATTGCAAGGCGCGAGCGCGCAACACGGGCGCCGGAGCTGCAGGGTATAGATCCGCTGTACGAGGAGGCCGTCGATATACTGCGCGCCTGCCAGCGCCCTACGCAGACCGCCTTACGCAAGCCGCTGAACATCGGCGACAAGCGAGCGGCGACGCTGTTCGGTCTGGTCAAGGCGACCGGGATCCTCGACGCCCCTGAACCGGACCCGGAGCCCGAACCCGTGGCCACGCCGGCAACCCGGGCCAATCCGCGAGGATGGGCCGCCCGACGCGAAACCAGAAAACGCGAGACGCCCATCCCCCACGACGATCAGATCTTTGCGGTACCGGAAGACATCCAAGCGTTCGCCGACATGACGCTGCGCGAGCTGGTCGAGAAATTCGGGACCGACATCCGTTTCCTCGATTGGCTGAAAGCGACCAAGTCGATCGAGGACATCAACGAAAAACGGCTCAAGAACGCGGAGACGAAAGGCGAGCTCGTCAGCCGCCAGCTCGTCCGCCACGGGATCCTCGACCCGATCGAATCCGCACACGTCAAACTGCTAACCGACGGGGCGAAAACAATCGCCAGGCGCGCAACAGCGATGCACGGCTCCGGCCGCGACATGGAAGACATTGAGAAATTCGTCGCCGATCAGATCACGTCATTTCTGCGGCCGATGAAAGCAAAAATCGCGAGGACGTTAAAAAATGCCTAGCTTGCAAGACATCGGCGCCGACTGGATCCTGGCCGAGATCGACGGGCTAACGGATGAAATTATTCACGTCACGCCGACCGCCTACAACGAGGAGCACCGCTATCTGCCCGAGAGCGTGACCTCGATCCCCGGGTACCTGCGCTATGACGTCAATCCGTTTATGCGCGAAATCGTGGACTGTTTCGACATCGACAGCCCGGTCCGCGAGGTCAATTTAAAAAAGGGCGTCCAGATCACCTACACGACCGCGCTCGAATCCGGGATCCTGTATTTCGCTGGCCACGTCGGCACGCTGCCTATGATGTTTATGACCGCCGACCGGGAGCTGGCGAAAGCGCGGATCGAGAACAACTTGATCCCGATGTTTAATCAATCCGGAATGGCCGACATAATCCGCTCAAGCGACGAGGGCAACACGCGGAAAACCGGCAAGACCGCAAACCATTTGCAGTTCGCCAAGGGGGCTTATCTGGTCCCGTTCGGCGCGAGGAACGCGGACAAGATGCGGAGCTATTCGATCGCAATTCTGCTGAAAGATGAAATCGACGCCTGGCCTGCGGTCGTCGGCAAGGACGGCGACCCGGACGCGTTAAGCGATGATCGCTGCTCCGCGTATTGGGAGCGCCGGAAAATATTCCGCGGCTCGACTCCGCTGCTAATGCCCGCCAGCAAAATCGAAGCGCAATACCGCCGAGGCGACCAGCGCAAATACATGGTTCTCTGCAAGTCCTGCGGGTTCGCCCAGCACCTGCGATGGGAGACCGTGGACAAAGAGACCGGCGTCGTCGGGGGCTTCCAGTGGGAGACCGAACAGGGCTCGCTCATCCTCGAGTCGGTTCGCTACTGCTGCCAGAATTGCGGGCATGAGCATTTTGAGCACGACAAGGAACGACTGTTCAGTGAGGACCACGGCGCGCACTGGCTGGCCACGGCCCGCCCTGCCGAGCCTGGGATCCGGTCGTACCACCTGCCGGCCCTGTACTCGCCGATCGGAATGCAGCCGTGGTACAAATGCGTTTCGGCGTACCTGAGCGGGTTTGACCCGGTCGAGCGCAAGGTCCGCGACATCGGTAAATATCAGGTTTTTTATAATAACATCCTGGCCGAGCCGTTTGAGGTCATGGGCTCGAAAGTCCGGTTTACTAGCGTGTCGGCTCACCGCCGGGCGGTTTACCGCTGCGGCCAGATCCCGAACAACTACGCCGCGACTTACTCCGGCTCGCCGATCCTGTTCCTGACCTGCGAGGTCGACGTCCAGAAATTGAACCTCGCGGTCGCTGTCATGGGCTGGACTCGGGACTTGCGTTGTTACGTAATCGATTACTGGCGGTTCGAAGATGCCGACTGCAGCGAGATCAGTTCCTCGGCCTGGGGGCGGTTGCGCGAGCTGGTCGAGGAGGCGGTCTATACGGCCGACGACGGCAAGCAATACCGAATCGCGATCACGCTAGTCGATGCCGGCTACGCAAACGACACGGTTACGACATTCTGCGCGGACTACGCAACCGGCGTTTACCCAATCCTCGGCCGCGACCGGGCAGCAAAAAATCAGCGGATCCAAGAATTCGCCGAGTTCAAAACGCAATCGGGAACGATCGGGTACCGGATCCTAGTCGATCACTACAAAGACCGGCTCGCAACCGTCCTGCGCCGGGACTGGACCGAGGATTCTGGCCTGCAAAGCCCGTATCATTTCAACGCACCCGTGGACATGACCGACGCGGCGCTCAAGGAATTGACGATCGAGAGCCGGCGCGAGAAAAACGACGGGCGCGGCAACGTTACGTACTACTGGTACCGGCCGGGAAACGCTCGACAGGAGCTCTGGGATCTGCTCGGGTACGGACACGCGGCGGTCGAGATCATGGCATATTCGATTTGTATCCAGCATTTTCAGCTTGAAACGATCGACTGGCCTCGGTTCTGGGACTACGTCGAAGCCGAGAAACTTTACTTTACCGAGCCGCGCGCATAATCTAACGGCTGGTAAACCCATCAAAGGACCGCCCCGAATGGCCGACCGTCAATTCTGGCTCGACCGGATCGAGAAAACGAAACTGCTAATCATCGCCTGGGAGGACGCCGAGCTCGCGCTCGCTGCCGGCGGCGTGCAGTCGTACACGCTCGACACCGGACAGACCCGGCAGACCGTCACGAAAGCCGATCTCGGAACAATTCGAAACACGATCGACAGCCTGCTGAACCGATTGGTCACGCTTGAGGCGAGGATCGGGAACGGCGGCGTGGTCATTGTGAGGCCTGCATGGTAACTAAACCGAGCTTTCTACAGCGGGCGATCAATAGCGTATGGCACGCGACGCACCCGGCGACCGCCGACAGCGCAGCAACCGAAGCGACCGCCGTCGACGACTTGAAGCCGTTCGCGTATATGGGCAACACCGGCCCCGCGCCCGTGGTCAATACGTGGATGGACGGCGAGAAATTTTTCGGCGGGTTCGGCGCAACCGAGCTGCAGACCGTTGATTACTGGACGCTGCGCCAGCGCTCCGCCCAGCTGTTCAATGAAAACTTATATGCGCGCGGTTTGATCCGGCGTCTAATCACGAACGAGATAAACACGGGCTTGACGCCCGAGGCGGCGCCGGACGAGCAGATCATCGGAGTTGCCGAGGACAGTCTCAACGACTGGACAGAGCTCACCGAGAACCGTTTCAACATCTGGGGCAAACAGGCCGAGGTCTGCGACCATCATAAACGCTACACGTTTGGCGCGATCCAGCGGGCGGCCCGAGCCGAGGCGCTGATCGCTGGCGACGTCTTGGTCGTCCTGCGGATTTCTCCGAGCACCCGAATGCCAACTATTCAGCTTGTCCCGGGCGAAAAGGTCCGGACGCCGCTCGGAGGTAACGAGGGGCTACGCGTAGGGCATACGATAACCTACGGCGTCGAGCAGGACGCGAGCGGGCGAGTGGTCGCGCATTGGGTCACCCAGGCCGACGGGGGCAGCAAACGCCTGCCAGCGTTTGGCGCGCGCACAGGCCGCCGTATTTCTTGGCTGGTCTACGGTACCGACAAACGCCTCGGAGACGTCCGCGGGCAGCCGTTGCTGTCTTTGGTCATGCAGTCGTTGAAAGAGGTCGACCGGTACCGCGACAGCGCCCAGCGCAAAGCCGTGGTCAACTCAATTCTGGCAATGTACATCAAGAAAACCGAGGCGAAAGCGGGGACGCTGCCCGTCTCGAACGGCGCAGTCCGACGCGACACCGCGCAGACGACCGACGGCGATGGCACGCCCCGCCAGTTTAACCTTGCGAACCAGATCCCCGGCGTTGTCATGGAGGAACTGCAGCAAGGCGAGGAGCCGGTCGGGTTCCATAGTCAGGGGACCGACGTCAATTTCGGGGAGTTTGAGCGGGCGCTAATTCAATCCGTCGCCTGGGCAAACGAGGTACCCCCGGAGATCCTGACGCTTGCTTTCTCGAATAATTATTCCGCCAGCCAAGCCGCAATTAACGAGTTTAAGATTTACTTGAATAAGATTTGGACCGATTTCGGCGAGACGTTCTGCTCGCCGATTTATCAAGAATGGCTGATCAGCGAAGCGCTGCAGCAAAAGATCCGATCGCCGGGCATGCTGGAAGCCTGGCGGGATCCGCAAAAATACGACGTCTTTGGCGCGTGGACGACCGTCGATTGGTACGGCTCGATTAAGCCGTCGACCGACATGCTGAAACAGGTCAAGGGCTCGGACTTGCTGGTCGCTGGCGGATACTCTACCCGGGCCCGCGAGGCGCGCATCACCACCGGGACAAAGTTCTCGAAAAACATAAAGCGCTTGAAGCGCGAGAATCAGCTGCTCGCCGATGCGATGCGGCCGACGCTTGAGCTCGAACGAGAGTTCGCTGGCGGCAACGGCGGCGACGCGGCGGGCGCAATTAGGGCACTGAAAGAGGGGACCGCCTCGGTCCTTTCACTCGTTGAGGACATGCAAGATGGCAGCGCGTAGCGTTTTTAATATACAAAACGACGTCCCGGCTGCGATTGGCCTCGGGCTCATAAAAGAGGCTAATCAGTACGAGGTTTTCGGCGCCCGCACGGGCCTAATTAGCGGCGTCGAGGAGGACATTTCTTTCTTGGCGGCGGACACAATACCGCTGCCGAGCAACAGCGGCCAACAGCTGGAGGTCGTCAGCACGGACGCGGCCGACACGCAGCTGATCGAGTTCGAGGCCCTTGGTCCGGGCGCGGTAGTAATTCCAAATTTTTCTGTCAACTTGAACGGGACGACGCCGGTCCTGCTGCCCGAGGCGCTAATATCCCGGATTAACGAAATGGAAAACGCTGACCTGACCCCGTTCCTCGGGACCGTGAACATACAAGCCGCAGGCGCCGGGGCAATTTTCGGAACCATGCGGCCGGAAGACCAGCAGATGAACCAGTGTATGTATACGGTTCCGGCGGGCAGACGGTGGCTCATAAAAAGATTGATTGGTACGCTGCAGCGGTCGACAGGAACAGAAAACGATCTAACGCTGTCGATTCTTTTTAAGAAATTCGACGGCACGGCCTGGCGTCGGCCGTTCGCGTTTGGCCTGCAGCGCAGCGGCGACTCAAGTTTCGATATTGAAAATGATTACCCGAGCGTGGGGGCCGGCCCGGTTGACATTAAACTGACCGCGCGGTCCAGCGTGGCCGGCGCGGACGTGTCGGGACGGATAAACGGCCTTTTACTTTGACATACAAAAAACCCGCGCCTACGATAGCGGATAACTAAGGGAGTTTCGATATGTGGCTATTAGAGCCGGATGTCCGCGCAAGACTTGAAGCCGCGCTGAATTCAGGAGCGGCGCCAACCGCCGGACAACAAGCCGAATACGAGGCGCGCTTTTACGAGGACGACGAAAGCGGAGCGAGTAAAGGGTCGCGGATCATGTCAACCGCCGGCCGTTCTGCCGAGATCAAGATCGCCGGCGTAATGACCAAAAACCCGGATTTCCTTGCGATGCTGTTCGGGGGCGGAAACACCACGTACCCGCAGATCGTCGACGCCATCAACCAGGCGGAGGCGAACGCCGAGGTCGACGACATTACGCTCGCAATCGACAGTCCAGGCGGCGGGTTCGATGGCCTGTTTGACGCGCTGGCCGCTATTGAAGCGGCGAAAAAGCCGATTACCGCCGTTATTTCTGGCCTTGGCGCGTCCGCAGCATACGCGATTGCCAGCCAAGCCGGCGAGATCGTCGCGACTAACCGAGCGAGCCGGATCGGCAGCATCGGCGTTGCCGCAGAATTCAGGGTCCGAGAGGACTCGGTAACCCTCACCAGCACCAACGCGCCGCGAAAGCGCCCCGACGTTCAGACGGACGAGGGCCGGGCGATGGTGATAGAAGAACTGGACGCGATGCACGACCTTTTTGTCGACGCCATCGCTAAAGGCCGAGGCGTCACACCCTCGGAAGTAAACGCCAGTTTCGGGCAGGGGTCCACCTACCTTGCGGACACGGCCTTAAAGCGTGGTATGATCGACCGTGTAGGCGCTACTAGCCTAAAAATGGTCGGTCGTACCGACACAACCACCGCCCGCAACGGCGGGAATCAACCGGAGGCCGGATCAATGGACCTTAACGAACTAAAGGCCAAGCATCCCGCCGTCTATGCGGCGGCGATGCAGGAAGGCGTAGACCAAGAGCGTGACCGCGTGGTCGCACACCTGAACATGGGCGTGCAAGCGGGCATCATAGACACCGCTGTCGCCTCGATTAAAAGCGGCGCAGGCATGACTCTGACCCTACAGTCCGAGTATATGAATGCAGCGGTCAACAAACGGGACACCGACCGGCGCGCGCTGGACGATGCTGACACCGGGGCCGCAAATGGCGCCGCTGCTACCAGCACCGAGGAAGACGGCCGAGCCCGCGACGCGAAAGCGGAGAAAGGGATTTGGGCGTTTGCGATGGACCGCTGCGGCGTAGAAATGGAGGGCGGCGCTAATGTCTAACATTGAAGTCACAACCAACCAGACAAACGGGATCCGCATTTGGGAACCGATTCACAAAGACGATCTCGTGACGCTTGCCGGCGCGGATGTTTTGCCCGCGGGTACGATCTTGGCGCGCGATTCGGTATCGCTTAATTTGGTCCTGTTCGTTAAGGGCGGAACGACAACCGGGAACGGCATCCCGAAAGCGGTTATTGATTACGGATTCACCGCAACCGGCGCCGGCACGTTTTCAGTGCGCGCTCTCGTCGGCGGCCGCATCCGTGCGGCTGACCTTGTAATCGACGCCGATGGCGACGCGACAAACGTCGACGCCGCAGTTCTCGATCAGCTCCGCGACTTCGGCCTCGTTGGCCTATCGACCGCGCAGCTGTCAACTCTCGATAATCAGTAAGGGGTCCAGACAATGGCCGTTGAACTAAAGCGCGAAGGCTGGATCCAGTTATTCAGTCAAATGAGAAGCCCAAACGGCTTCCTATCTCGTTTCTTCACTATCAAGCCCGGCGGCGTTTATAACGGCGACAAAGTGGCGATCGACATCCAACGATTCGGCGAAGACGTCGCCATCGCAATCAAAAAATGTACTGGCCCGAATCTGAACGATTTTGACCAGTTCACGACCAAGGAATTTACCCCGCCAGCCTATGGCGAAGCGTTCCCGCTGGACGTGTGCGACCTGCTGAACCGCATGGCGGGCGTTGACCCGTATACAGCCGCGTACACCGAGTATGCCGGGCAGCTGGTCAGCATGATGGCGCAGGGCTTTAGCCTGATTGACGACAAGATCAAGCGCGCAGTCGAACTGCAGGCCGCGCAGATTTTGGTAACCGGTCAGCTGACCCTAACCGACAAAAACGGAAACACCGTTTACGAGCTGGATTTCAAACCGAAAGCGACGCATTTCCCGACCACCGGGACCGCGTGGTCTAACGGCGCAGCGACACCGCTGGTTGATCTGGCAGCGCTTGCAAAAATCATTCGGTCGGACGGCAAGGTAAACCCGGACATTCTGATCATGGGCGAGTCTGCCCTGTCGAATTTCCTGGCAAACGCGGAAGTCCAAGCGCAAGCGGATAACCGTCGTTATGAGCTGACCGAAATCGCTCCGCAGCTAATGGACTCGGGCGCCACGATGTACGGTTTTTATTGGATCGGAACCTACCGGTTCGCCGTGTGGTCCTATCCGGACACCTACGACGATCCCGCAACCGGCACCCCGACCGAGTACGTGCCCACCGACAAGGTGATCATGTTGTCGAGCAAAACCCGTTTCGACATGACCAGCGCTCGCGTTCCGTTGCCCCTGGGCCCGGATCCACGCGTCGCAGGCCTTTTGCCTGGCCGTTTGACCAGTCGCGCCCCCGGCGGTAACTTTGACGTTACGCCGAACGTGTACGCGACGCCGAACGGTAAGCAAATCATGGGCGAGCTGGAAAGCCGGCCTCTGCTTATCCCAGTCCAGATTGACGGGTACGGTTGCCTCGACACAGCGCCGTAACGGCAAGGCAATAGCAACGAAAGCCGCTCTCACTAACGGGGGCGGCTTTTTAAGATAGCCAAATGGGGCAAAAATCATGCCAAGCAATAAAGAGCTAATCAACGAAGCGAACAACCTGGCCGACGAGCTGGAACTGTCGGTTCAAACCGACGGGCTCAAAAATGAAAGCCTGGCCGAGCTCGTGTCGGACCTGCGCGCGAAGAAACGCGACGCCGACATCCAGACCCAAGCCGACGACACCGACGACACCGACGAGTCGGGCCCCCTGGCCAAAATCGACGAACATCGCGTAACCGAAGGCCGCAGCGTGACCACAAAACGCGGCATTATCGGACCCGGCGGAAGCATCCGCGCGTCTGACCTGTCAGGCGGCGAGAGCTCGCTGCAGGGACTTGTAAAGAACGGCGCGGTTAAGGTCTGACATGGGCCTGCGCCAGCAAGCCGAGGCCGATCTCGCGTATATCCTAGAGGACAGCGAGGGCGGTTTCGGCTACCCCATAACCCTGACGGATCCGTCGGGGCTAACCGATACGTTTACCGGTTTCTCCGATGACATCGCGCAGGTCATAGACCCCGATACGGGGACAGCGGTAAGCGGTCGCCTGGCATCCGTAGCGCTGCGAATTTCCAGCCTGTACGCTGCCGGCTTTAAGTTACCGAAAGGCATCGCCGACACCGGCTCGAAACCGTGGATCGTGGGATTCGACGACATCAATGGCCTGCCGTACACGTTTAAGGTCAGCCAGTCAAATCCGGATCGAGCGGCGGGGATCGTGGTCTGCCTGCTGGAGACCTACCGATGATTAACGAGCTGATCGACAAGCAAGACAATTTTGAAATAATCCGGGACCAGATCGCAGCGATCCTGGCGACTGAGATCGCAAACCAGCAAACACTCGCGACCGCCGCCGGAAGGGATCCCGATCTTTGGAAAATCCGCGTATTTACCGAGCGGTCGAACCCGTGGGAGCAATACCAAGGGGTCGAGGACGGCGAGGCAGTAGACGACAGTCCGTTGGTTAATATCTGTTACGACAATAGCAATTTTGACCCCGGCGCCAGTAACGTCATGGAACGCCAGAAAACCGAGGCCATATTCAACATTGATTGCTACGGCTACGGCCGCAGCGAAAACGTCGACGGCGGCGGACACAAGGCGGGCGACGAGGAGGCTGCATTCGCCGTACAGCGCGCGCTACGCCTTGTCCGGAACATCCTAATGGCCGCAGAATACACGTACCTCGGGCTGCGCGGTCTGGTTTGGCAGCGCTGGCCGCAGTCGATCACGATATTCCAACCGCAGATTGACGGTCGAACAGTTCAGCACATAGTCGCATCGCGGCTAGCTTTTAGGGTAACATTCAACGAGTTCTCGCCGCAGGTTCAGCCCGTGACGCTTGAGCTCGTATCCATAGACGTGCTGCGGACTGAGGACGGCGAGATCGTCGTCGAGGCAGATTACGACTACACTACGCCATAAAGGGACCACGATCATGGCTATTAGTTCAGCAGTAGACGCGTCGGCGGTCGCCCGCGTACTCGGAATAAAAACGGCGTTTAAAGATCTGCGCGGGGGCGGCGTGCTGTTCTTGCCGCAGCGGATCGCGCTCGTCGGCCAAGGCAACACCGCATCGGTGTACGCCCTAACGAAATTTCAAATCACAAGCGCCAGCCAGGCCGGCAACCGGTACGGATTCGGCTCGCCGATCCATCTGGCGGCCCGCCAGCTGCTGCCCGTGAACGGCGACGGCGTGGGCACCATCCCCGTGACCGTTTACCCGCTCGAGGACGACGGCAGCGGCGTAGCGGCCAGCGGCACGATCACGCCCGTCGACGACGCGACCCAGGCCGGCGCCTACATTATCCGAATCAGTGAAACAGACTCCGAGCAGTTCGTAATCGCCGTCGGGGACACCGTCGCGGACATCACGTTAAAGATCACCACGGCGATTAATGCGGTCCTCGAAATGCCGGTTATTGCAGCCGACAACACGACCGAAGTCACTCTCACGGCAAAATGGGCGGGCTTGAGCTCGAACCTTATTGTCGCCTCCGCGGTCACGCCCGAGATCGGGGCCGCAACGATTACGATCGTCCAGCCGACCGGCGGGCTTATTAACCCGAGCGTTCAGCCTGCGCTTGATCAGGTCGGCGACGTTTGGGAAACGATGTTCCTAAATACCCTTAACTCTGACGACGAAATCGCTCTCGGCGCGTTTTCGGTTTTCGGCGAGGGCCGATGGGGCGCCTTGACCCGTAAACCGATGATCGCTTTCATGGGCTACACCGGCGCAACCGTGGCCGGCGCGATTAGCGTATCCGATACGCGCAAGACCGACCGTACGAACGTCCAGCTTGTTGCCCCGGGTTCTGACGAGCTCCCGCTCGTTGTCGCCGCTCGTCAGCTGGCGCGGATCGCACCGGTGGCAAACAACAACCCGCCGCGCGACTACGGCAGCCAGTCTGCGACCGGTATCGCACCAGGCACAGACGGCCAGCAATGGAACTACCTACAGCGCGACCAGGCAGTCAAGGGCGGGAGCTCGACGATCGAAGTCCGCGACGGCGTGGTCACCCTATCGGACGTGATAACGTTTTTCCATCCGACCGGCGACCCGATCCCGGCGTACCGGTTTGTTTGCGACATCGTCAAACTGCAGAACATCATTTTTAACATTAACTTGATTTTCGCGACTCCCGAATGGGACGGCGCTCCGCTAATTCCGGACGATCAACCAACGATCAACCGCGATGCGAAAAAGCCGAAAATGGCGGTCGCTGCGGTCGCTGCTCTGATCGACAGCTTGGGCCTGAACGCTATAATCAGCGCCCCGGAAGTGGCCAAGGCTAACACCCAGGCCGCGATTAACGAGCAAAACCCGAAACGGCTTGACGTCACTACGACGCTGCAGATTTCGGGCAACTCGAACATCATTTCGGTAGATCTGAATTTCGGGTTCTACTTTGGCCAGCCGCAGGTCGTGGCGTAATTTAGGGGGATAGAATATGGCAGCCGTTGGCGGGTCCATTGAATCAGTAGCACTAGACGGCCGGAGTTTCGGAGTCGCGGCGGATGCCGAGGCACAGCGCAAACTCGGCGGTTTTGAAAACGAAGTTATGGCAAACGGGGACGGCAACGCGAGACTGATAAAAACTCGCGTTCCGATGTCTCTCGCGGGCCTGACGGTCGAGGTCGACGACGACCGAGGCGATCACGAGTTCCTGCAAGAGCTTGCAAACCGCAAGGATTTTTGGCCGATCGCTATCACCTACGCGTCGGGCAAAACTTACCAGGGGCGCGGTCAGATCTCTGGCGAGCTGCAGACCAGCAGCCAAAACGCCACCGCAGCGTTTGACCTGTCCGGCCCGGGAATCCTGACCGTTCAGTAAAGGCAAGAAATGGGGCGAAAACGTCGCGCGGATGCCCTATTCCCATGCCCGGCCTCGGCCGGGGCGCGACGACCTTTTAAAGAAATAGGGCGATTACCATGTCAGAACCAAAAATTAGTAAAGAAATGGCCGAGCAGGAGTTCGACCGTTTCCTCGAAGCGATGGACATTGAAGCCGACCCCGTCGATATGGACGAGGACGACAAAAAAGGTTTTAAGCAGCAGAAATCAAGGCTCGTGGCGGCGATCATGTCCGGCAGTGCGATCATTGACGACCTCGGCCAACCGGTATTCACACCGAAACGCTCCGGCGAAGACGGCCCGCCGATCACGTTCTACGAGCCGACCGGGGCGTCGATAATGGCAATGGACCGCAAGAAAAAAGCCGAGGACGTCGGCAAACTATACGCGACAATGGCCGACATGACCAAACAGCCGGCGAAGCGATTCGCCAGCATGAAATACCCGGATCTGAGGGTCTGCATCGCAGTCACAACGCTTTTTTTGGGATAGTCCGGACGCCGTTAGTGCGCTACGGGGAGGACCGCACGATCGAGAACGGTGAACACCGGCTCGCGGCGGTCTACTCCGAAATGCTGCGCCAGGCATGCCGGGATTATGCGGGGCTACCAGACGCCCGCACGCTTTTACTATCTGAAATCCGGTTTTTCTACGAGGGGATCCGGGAGGAACTAAAGCAACACACAAGACCCAGGGGGTAAAGCATGGCCGGCCGGTTTTCAGTCGAGGCAGTATTCAGCGCGGTTGACCGTATTACGGCCCCCGTGAGCCGCATGCAAACCCGGATCGGCAGGTTTACCCGATCCATGTCGCGCGGACTCCGCACGGCGAACCGTGTAGTCGGGAAACTGGTCGGCGGACTTGCGCGCGGCGCTAGAACCGTGGCCAAGTTTGGCGGGGCCATGCTCGGCCTGGGGGCGGCGGCAACGGTTAGCGCGATCAACAGGACGGCCGACGCGGCGGACGCTTTGGCGAAACAGTCCCGCCGGCTCGACTTTCCGATCGAAGACCTGCAGGAATTTAAATTCGTGGCCGAACAATCCGGCGTCAGCACGGATCTGCTCGACAGTTCGCTCGGCGCGTTCTCGAAACGTCTCGGGGAGGCCGCCGGCGGAACCGGCCCGCTCGTGACCGGTCTGAAAAACATCAACCCCGAGTTATTAAAGCAGCTGCAAAGCGCCGACAGTATTTCGGACGCGTTCTCGCTGTACATTGACGCTATGCGAGACGCTGGAAGCGCGACCGAACGGGCGGCGCTGGCAAACGCGGCGTTTAGCCGGGCAGGTCTCAAACTGGCCAACATATCCGACAACAGCGCCGCGTCGATTAAGGCGCTGCGCGAGGAACAACGTCAGAACGGGAATATCACAATGGCCCAGGCAGTCGCCGCCGAGGCCTATGGCGACGCCGTGAACACTCTGAAAAAGTCCCTAATTGGTTTAGTTCAACAGGTTTTGCTGCCGATGCTGCCAGCCATTACAAAAACGTTGCTTGGCTGGCGCGACTGGATCGCGGCAAACCGTGAAATGCTACAAACGCGAATCACTCAATTTATGCTAGAGCTAAAGGACCGCGTTCTCGACGTTGTCGATGCGGTCGTCGAGTTCAGCAAAAAATACGATCTTGGCGAACGGATCAGCGACACCCTCGACACCCTTGGGCAGTTTGGCCGCTTTTTGGGCGAAAACGGCGTAATGATCTTGAAGGTGGTCGCCACCGTCGTGGCCCTGTCCTTGGTCCTTAAAACGCTAGCGGTCGTAATGGCCGTGGTGAACGTTGTTATGGCCCTAAACCCGGTCGGCTTGATCGTCCTCGGCATTGTCGCGCTGATCGCGGCTATTGCTGCAGCGGTTATCTATTGGGACGACATCAAGGCGGCGATCCAGCGGTTCGGCGCGGCTATCATGGACGAGGTCGCCCCGGCGATTGACTGGCTGAAAGGCGCCGCCGGATCCGTAACCAGCGCATGGTCCGCGATAGGCGATTTTTTCGCGGACCTATGGGGCGGAGTGACTAATACATTCGAGTCGGCTTGGGCGAAAATCGAGAGCATTGTAAACAAGATCCGCGGGGCGCTCGATTTTGTGTCGAATTCTGCCGGGAAAATAAAAGACGCCGCCGGCGGAGCGGTTGACCGAGCGACCGGGGCCGTTTCCGATGCGGCGTCGGGCGTTGCCGGGTTCTTTGGATTTGGAGACGGCGAGGAGGCCACAGCTACCGCCGGGGGCGGTCGGGGCGGCCAGATGGTCAGCCCGCAGGAAAGGGTCGCCAGGAGCGTCGAGGAGAGCCGTTCGACGTCGACGTCCGAGGTCACAATCCGAGACGAAACTGGCCGAGCGGAAGTGACTAGCGGTAGAATGGGCCCGGGGCTTAAATTGCAACCGTCGGGGGCGTTTTAATGGCATGGGATGAAAGAATTCGAGAGGCGGCGTATACGTCGCCAAGCGGCACGCGGATCCGCTTTGATTACGAGGACGTCCGGCGCGAGTTCGACAAGGACGGGAGCGCGTTTAACTTCCCGGACGCTGACGGGACGTATATCCAAGATCTGGGGCACTCTGGCCGCCGCTACCCGTTGCGCCTGTTTTTCTGGGGCCCTGATTACGACCTAGAAACGGACGCCTTTGAGGCGCTTTTGCTGGAGCGTGGCCAAGGGCGGCTCGAACACCCAATTTATGGCGCCGTTGACGTCGTCCCGTTCGGCACGGTAACGCGCCGGGACGATTTGAAGACCGCCGCAAACCAGGCCGTAATCGAGCTAACATTCTGGGAAACGATCGGCCTTGTCTACCCGACCCGGCAAGCCGACCCGGCAAGCCAGGTTCGCCAAGCTGTCGAGGACTACAACGCCGCAGCGGCCGAGGATTTCGCCGACGGCGTATCGGTCGACACGGCCTCGCAGCGCGTAACCCTAAAAAACACCTACACGAGCCTAATTGATTCCGTACAGACCAGCCTGCAGGCCGTGGCGGACGTTCAGGACGACGTCAGGAAACAATTCAACGCGATAAACGACTCGATAACCCAAGGGATCGACACGCTAATCGGCCAGCCGCTGGATCTGGCCTTTCAAACGTCTTTGCTAATCCAAGCGCCTGCCCGAGCCGCGGCGTCGATAGCCGATCGCCTGCAAGCATATGGCGGCCTCGCTAGTTCTATCCTGGCAGGGGACGGCGCGAACACGTCAAACGAGAGCCGGGCGAATCAGGTCAACAGGTTCAGGGCAGCGGATCTGACCGCGTCAGGAGCCGTCACGGGCTCGATTGTGTCCGTTGTGAATAACCAGTTCAGCCAAAAGACAAGCGCGCTAAGGGCCGCCGAGGACGTTCTCGCGCAGTTTGACGCCGTTAACAACTGGAAGGACGACAACCTCGTCGCGCTGGAGCTAATCGACACCGGCGGCGCGTACCAACGGCTGCAGGAGGCGGTAGCGCTGACGACCGGTTTCCTTGTCGAGATCTCGTTTACGCTTAAACAGGAGCGCCGGATCGTCCTTGACCGGGCCCGGACGATTATCGACCTGTCGGCCGAGCTATACGGAAGCGTCGACGATCAGCTCGATTTTTTAATCCAGTCGAACAACCTGACCGGGTCCGAAATACTGGAGCTACCAAGGGGCCGAGAAATTGTCTACTACGTCTAGAGTCTTGCGGGGCGACACGTTCGCCAGTATTGCGCGGCGGGTTTACGGAACCGACGCGGAAGCGAGCTTAATCCGCCGAGCTAACCCGGGCGTTTTTGCGCCGCTTGTCGTCGGCGCGCAGCTAGTCACGCCCCCCGCGCTAGGGGCACCGAAAGACCGCCCCCAAGAGGTACCCGCAAAGGCCGAGAACGAGGTCGCGCTATTGGTTGACGGCGAGCGCTTTCGGTTCTGGGATAGCGTCCGCATCACTCGGTCGATCGACGCAATGGACACCGCGGAGTTCGGCGGGCCGTTTGACTCAACCGCCCCCGGCATGCGCGACACGTTCCGCCCGTTCAGTTACAAAACGCTCGACATTAAGGTCGGGGGCGAACAGCTGTTTGCCGGGACAATGGTCGCGGTCGATCCGGTTATCGCAAACGACAGTATCACGATTGCCGCCAGCGGCTACTCGTTGCCGGGCGTCCTGAACGACTGCACGCCGCCGGCGGCCTCGTTTCCGCTGGAATTTAATGACCAGACCCTGCAGGGCATTGCGGAGTCGATCGCGGGCGACTTTGGCCTGGCGGTCGAATTTCCGGACGGCCCGGGCCCGACTTTTGAACGCGTGGCCTGTGAGCCCGGGAAAAAAGCGCTCGCTTTTTTAATCGAATTGGCGCAGCAACGGAATTTAATCGTCACTAACACCGCCGCCGGGGCCCTCGTATTTTTCCGCCCCGCCCCGGTCGGGATCCCGGTCGCAAAACTCCGGCAGGGCGCGAGCCCGGTCCTGTCCGTTACGCCGATGTTCAGCCCGCAGCAATATCACAGCCATATAACCGGCATCGAGCCGGTCGTCGTCGGTACCGAGGGCTCGCAGTTCACGGTCAAGAACCCGCGCCTGCAGGGCGTCGTTCGGCCGATAACCTTTACGGCGCAGGATGTCGAGGGCGGCGACGTTGCCGCTGCGGTCGAGGCCAAGGCGAGTCGAATGTTCGGGTCGATGGCGTCGTATTCGGTCAGGGTCGCAACATGGCGGGACGCAAACGGCCAGCTTTGGGCCCCTGACACGACGGTAACGCTCGAAGCGCCCGACGCAATGGTCTATAGTGGCTACGCTTTTATTATCCGGGCGGTCGCTTTTGATCGCGACAGCACAACCGAAACCGCGACGCTCGACCTCGTTATCCCGGGATCGTTTAGCGGCCAACAGCCGGAGGCTCTACCGTGGGAAGTGTAGGTAAACTACTGTCGTTCGTCCGTCGGGTCAGAAACGGCGCCAACGTGTCCGACACGACCGCCGACCCGGGCGGGGGGCCTAACATTACCGCCGAGCATTTCGCCGCCCCGGGCGACGACAGCCATCCCCTGCCTGGCGATTACGTCTTGCTGCTGCCAGTACGGCAAACCGGACGGGCCGCTGCTGCAGGGTATCTGGACCCGAAAAACGAACCGCTGGCGGCCGCAGGCGAGCGCAGGCTATACGCGCGGGACGGATCCGCCAACGTGATCGCGACGGTCTGGATCAAAAACACCGGCGATGTCGTAATCGAGGGCCCCGCCGCGACTTTTGAAGTCCTTGCCAGCGGGGCCGTTAAGGCAGACAACGGGGCCGGGTCGTTCGAGCTGCAGCCCGGGGGCGACGTTGTGATTAATAACGTCACGATCACACCCGCCGGCGACATCACCACGCCGACCAAGATTACAACGCCGTCCGCCGTGGTCAATAACGTTGAGGTCGCAGATCACAACCATACACAAGGCAACGACAGCGCGGGCAACACCGAGTTCCCTGTCGGGCCGATGCAGGAGCCGTAAAAATGGCGAGCCAACAGCAGGGCGACGTCCGTCTGTTCCAAACAAACGACGGGGGCGAAATACAGGTCGAGGGCGGGACTGTCGCGATGGACGGCGGTCTCGAAACGGCGGTTTACCTGTCGTTATTTGGCGGGAATGAGGGCGACGACGGCCGCCCGGACAACCTCGCGACATGGTGGGGCAATGTCGACGAGGAGCTGCCCGAGCGCCAATACCGTAGCGAGACGCAAAACTTGCTGCGGGCCCTGCCGGCGACGTCGGGCAATCTGCGCCGCATAGAAGACGCTGTAAACCGGGATCTTGCTTGGCTTATCGAGTTAAACGTCGCCTCGTTGCTGTCCGCCGCGGCTAGCGTTATCGGCTTAAACCGTGTAAAAATAACCATCAATATCGAGGCCGTCGGGCTCCCGTCGCGTTTTGAATTCGTTGAAAACTGGAAGGCGAGCGCATGAGCACCCAAACACCGACCACGAAAGCGATCAGCGAAAACATTATTGCGCAGCTGGAAGCATCGCTAAACCAGACGATCCCGCTGCTGCCGAAATCATTCCTGCGCGTCTTGTCGAAAGCGCTAGCGGGCGTTTTTATACTGCTCTATAAGTACGCCGGATTCATGTTCCTGCAGCAGTTTGTCAGAACCGCCAGCATTGACCCGACCGAAATAAACGGCGTTATCGTTCGCCCGCTAATTGAGTGGGGCCGGCTTGTTGATGTCGGCGACCCTGCGCCAGCAACGCAAGCCGAGCTCGTGATCGACATCACGGTAAACGCTCAAGGCGGAGCGCTGCCATCGAATTCGCAACTTATTGGCGCAAGCAACGGCGTAACGTACATTACGATCGGGTCGGTCGCGCTTGCGGCAGCGGTCGTTCAGGCGACAATTCGGGCGGTCTCTGATCAATCCGGAGGCGGGGGCGCGGGCATTATTGGAAACTTAGACGCGGGCGCGGTAGTGTCTTTCGCTAACCCTTTGGGCAACGTTGCGCGGGCCGCCGCAGTGGTCTCGCAGACGGTAACCGGGGCCGACGGTGAATCAACCGAGGCTTACCGGCAGCGCGTAGTCGACAGGTTCCAAAAGCGCCCCCAGGGCGGCGCGTATGCTGACTATGAACAGTGGGGCGAGGAGCCGGCCGGGATCCTTAACGTGTACCCGTACACGAGTCAATTCCCGGGTCAAGTGGATTTGTATGTCGAGGCCACGCCGGAGAGCTCCGGAAGCGTCGACGGGATACCGACACCCGCGCAGCTGCTGGAGGTTTTAGCCTCGGTAGAATTAGACGACAGCGGCCTCGCAACGAGGCGCCCCGCGAATGCCCTAGTCAACGCCTTGCCGATCGTCCGCGTGGGCTTCGACGTCCGTGTTACGGGCCTCTTAGTCGATGATCTGGCGCAAGTACGAACCGACATTGAAGCCGCGCTGACCGAGTATTTCGTAAGCCGCGAACCTTTTATCGTGGGCCTGTCTATCCCCCCGCGTCGCGACAGAATAACGCGTTCGGCCCTCGGCGGCGTGGTCGACGACATCGTTTCGGCCTCGGGCGGGATTTTTAGCGCGGCAATTTTAGAGCTTGATTCGACAACGATCGACCTTTACTCGCTCGGTATCGGAGAGAAATCAAAACTTGCCTCGGTTGGGTGGGTATAATGATTTTTCGATCGCTTCGCCACCTGCTGCCAAATGGCCGAGCCTGGCGGGTCACTATCGACAAGCAGCTGCGAAAGTTTTTTGAGGGGCTGGCCAATTCTAACGAGGCCGCCCGAGAATTTATTGATAGCGTGTGGTCGGATATATTTCCGCAAAAAACGCGAGTGATAACCGCGTGGGAACAGGAGTTCGGCCTGCCGGCGACGGCCTTGTCCGTTCAGGAGCGCCGGGACCGATTGGCCGCTACGTGGGCCGCTCAAGGCGGGCAGGATCCGGCCTACATTCAAAGGACGTTAAGGGCCAACGGGTTCAACGTGTACATACATGAATGGTGGCAGCCGGGCACCGAGCCGGCGGTCGGAGTATTCGAGACGGCGACGCCGAGAAACCCGTTAATGTGGTTACGCCGGGAGTTTACGGGGATCGTTTTGCTGGTCGAGTGTGGCGAGCCGCTGGCGCAGTGCGGCGAGGCGTTTGCACAGGCCGGCAACAGCCTAAACCCGAGGGGGTATCCGCTTGTAAACAAGGTTACCCGAACCGAGAGGGACATAATACCGCTGTGCGGCGAGGCTTTGGCGCAGTGCGGCGAGGCCGCGGCTATCGCGGGAAACTATACTGAGTTTATCGAAAGAATCGTAAACTACACGGTCCCGCAAGATCCGCAGTATTGGCCCTATTTCCTTTATATTGGCGCCGAAACATTCGGCGAACTGGCCAGCGTCGAGTCGTCCCGTAAGGATGAGTTTGAGCGGTTATCCCTGAAAATTTGCCCGGCGCAACAATGGCTCGGTATACTCGTCGAATATTCATAGAGGTGTAAAAAAAATGGCCATCAATCCCGAAACAAAGTACCCCGGAAAAATAACGCCGAGCAGCGCCGAATACCCGTATGGCAAAGCTAGGAATATTACGGTCCCGGGAGACGGTACGGGGACGCCCTGGGAAGCCGCACTGGTAAACGATATATTCGGGTTTCAGCAAGCCGTTTTAAGCGCGGCTAACATCACGCCGTCGGGCAATCCGGAGGAAGTGGGCGCGTCTCAATACCTTGAAGGTCTAAAACGGATCCTGCTGCTACCTGTCGGGGCGGTATCGGAGAATTTCGCGGGGGCTTTCGTGGCGGACGGTCTCCGAGTCCAGGCTGCAGGATGGTTGCCCGCTACGCAGATCGGCGGCGGGGTTTTTGTCGGCCGTCAAAGCGTGGCAAAATCACTGCATGACGGCGGCAAGTACATAAGCCCAACGGTTCCGGCGGCTAGCGCCCAGCCCGGCGCCGATCTAAACGCCCAGATCGCCAACTTTAACGCGGGCGCCGGGGAGACGGATCCGGGCGGAAACGGCGTGTATGTCCGCACCGATTCCATTTTAACGCCGCGCGCCTATGGTGCGCAGCTTAACGGCGTAGCGGACGACACCGCCGCGCTTGCGTCCTATACGGGCCTGGCCGACGAAAAGGGAGCCGATCTTGTTAATTACACACCCACGCAGACCGTGGCAGAGGCTCTTGCGGCCGCCGGCGGCGGGCCGGCTGCTTTGGCTGCTGATCTTGACACTATCGCAGAATCCGGCGCCTTTTATGCCGACGTGACCACAGCAAACCGGCCGGATGGGATCGTCGGAACAGTAAACAGCATCTATGTCGATGCGAATACGGCCTCGCAGCATTTCATTGGATACAGCACTAACCGGGCGTTGTTTCGCGGGCGCTCCGCTGGCGTTTGGGGCCCGTGGTACGAAGTAACCGCGCAAGAAATATTTAGCGCTGGCTGGCCGACTATTACCGGCGACAATTTGCTGTCGGAAGTCAACACGTCGTCAGTCGCTGGCTGGACTATTGAAAACGCAAATACAGTATTTACTAGCAGCGCCAGCACTTTAATATTAGACAACGACGGCGGCGGGAAGGGGTTTGTTAACCGCGACGTCGCTATGGCTACGAGCGGGGATTACATTGTCTACGCAAAACTTTCATCCGAGTCGGTATCTGGGTCATATAACACTGTTCAGATCGGTCCGGCAGGTGGCGGAAGGGCGATTCTCTCGCTTGGGTATAACTGGGCTACAGGATCGGAGGAGCAAAACCGTATTTCCGCAGGTTTCCGCAACGGGGCCAACGCAGTTGTAGGTATAGCGGGGCCGGTCATCGACTACTCCCTGGGACCGGTTGAACTGGCACTGCTTTACAATAACGAATTTTCTACAGGCACGCTTTTTGTTAAAGAGTCCGGCGTTTGGGTCGGGTACGGCGCAGTTCAAGCTGACGACCCTTTCCGAAACAAGTTTCGACTTTTACAAGGCGGAGACGCTAATGCTGCGTTTACTGTTCACGAGCTGTTTGTCGCTAAACCGAACATTGTTTCAATCGGCGACAGCATCACCGAGGGCGCGACGCTATACGCGCCGGATTACTTAGAGGGGCTGACAAACTACGCCAGCACCTACCAAGGGTATGCAAACATATACACCAATGTCCGCAATAATATAATTGTGAACAAAGGCATTGGATCGCAGAATTCCTCGCAGATAGATACTAGAATCGCGGGTGTACTAACTGACGCGAATCCCGCAGTCGTGTTTTTGCAAGCGAGCGCAAACGATTTCGGGGCCGGGTTTACGCTATCGCAGAGAACAGTAAACATTCAAAACACCATCGACAAAAGCGTAAACGCCGGCGCGAAAGTCGCATTGCTTAACGCGGTCTATCCGAACGCGGACGCCGGCGGAATATTCCCGGACGCGCCCGATTATTATAGGGATTGGTGGGAGATTGAGCTCGGCAACATTACCGGGGCTAATATTAAAATTGATTGGATGGAGGGCTCCGGGATACTAAGCGGCGGAACCTACATGGACACCGCGTTTACGCAGTCCGACGGGGTGCACCCAAACCCAACAGGGTACGCATTGCTGGGCGATTACATCGAATCGCTGGAGCCATAAAACTTGATTATTAAAAAGGTAATAATCCACGCGGCCGACACCTTCGCCGACATGGACATCGGCGTTGAAGAAATCCGGCGCTGGCATGTCGAGGGCAACGGCTGGTCGGATATAGGCTATCATTACGTTATTCGGCGAAGCGGTTTAATCGAGCTCGGCCGTGATCTGGACGGCGACGGCGACGTCGAAGACGAAATGGGCGCGCACGTCTATGGCCACAACCGCGGAACGCTCGCAATTTGCATGGTCGGGGGCAAGCCGGATTGTAACTTTACGAGCGCGCAGTGGCCCTCTTTGGCCTGGCTGGTCGAGGACATTTTGGGCCGGCACGGCCTGACCACCGCCGACGTGGGCGGGCACCGGGACTTTGACAGCGGAAAAACCTGCCCGACCTTTGACGCTAGAGCATGGGCAAAAACCCTAAAGGTACCATCGTGAAACTATGGGACGTAATCAGGACCGTAGGGTCCGGCGTAATCCGTGAGGTCGTACCAGGCGGCGGGATTCTTGTCGATGCGGTAAACGAGTTCCTGCCGAGCGACAAGAAGCTGCCAAGCAATGCGACCGGCGAGGACATTGACGGGGCGCTGTCGGCGTTGCCGCCCGAGCAGCAGGCGCGGATTCTGGAAAAAGAATTTGACGTCGACCTGACGCGGATCCGCCAGTCGAACGAAACGGTCCGGGCGATGCTGGAAAGCGACGCAAAGAACCAGCACACGACCCGGCCTTACATTGCGAAAGGCGCTTTCCATGTCATTGCGTTCGCCGTGGTCCTCGTGGTATCAACGTGGTCTTATGGCGTCATAATGAACCGGGAGAATCTGGTCGAGGCCGTGTCGAGCGGCTGGCCGTTCGTGCTGTCCGTTATCGGCCCGTTCGTGGTTCTCCTGCACGCTTATTTTGGCGTTCTAAAATCCGAGCACAAAAACCGCCTTGACGCGGCCGCCGGGAAATCCGGGGCGGCGGGCATGGCCGGTTTGCTGTCTAACTTAATCAGGCGAAAATAGGGGGAGGGGGTGGGGGTCGATGCTATGCCGAGATTTAGTGACGAGCAGCTAGTCCAGCTCCGCCAGGAGTTCGAGGAGCATAAAGAGGAGCAGGCGCTTTGCTGGGAGCGCCAGGAAGAACGATGGGAGCAACTGGCTGTTATGGTCGAGCAGAACACGCAAACGACCCGTGAGCTCGCCGAAAGTGTCTGCAAGATAGCGGACAGCACAGCCGGCGTAGTTCGGATTTACGACGATGTTAAAAGCGCCGCGCGGGTCGGCGGATCGGTTCAGGCCTTTTTGATATGGCTCGGCAAATTGGGGGCCGTGGGGACGGCGTTGGTCGTCGCGATTCGTTGGATCCTTGACAACCTACCGCCCCCAGGCGCCGGCGGTTAATCGTCGCCAATGACCGACCGATACTCTCCGCCGAATGCCTCCAACAGAATCGAGAAGCACCGCAGCAGCTCGCGGGCCGTGAGGTGAAACTCGGCATGCAGCAGCGCGGCGTGATCGTCTGAATCCACATCCTCCAATTTCTCGCGGATCCGGTCCTGCCATTTAATTGATCGCAGGCTCAAGTCCTCGCCGATCGTGGCGTTCAGGCTGCCGTCGAATTCCGCGTTAAGGGTAACGACCTGTTTCCCGGCGTTTACATGGACCAGAACCTCCAAGCCAAACAGATCGAGCCCTTTGACCTTGACGCTGCCGGCCTGATCGCCGAGTCCGTGCATTTCGCAAGCCTCGCCGGGGACGATCTCGTCGGGCCGCTCGACATCCCCGGACAGCCATCCGGTCATCGTAAAGCGCGGCGAGGCCTGAACCGCTGCCGGTCGCACCGGTAGAGACCCGAGAGCCCGTCGCAGCTCCGAGAGAAGCCCCTCGGCCTTTCCAGCGCCTTGACTGTCGACGACGACGGTCCCGCTTTTCGGGTCGATAAACGCCAGCATATGGGTCGTCTTAATAAACGCCCGGGGCAGCAGTTCGAGCTCAACCTGCTCTTTTATCTCTCGCATTTCCCGGCGGCCGATAATCCGGTCCGTCTCCCGGGCTCTCTCGTTAGCGTAGCGCGTGACCACGTGGCCGGGGAGCATACGCTCGTCCGTTCGCAGGCAGACCAGCTGCAGGCCGTCAGAGGCGACCACGAGCTGATCGTCGACGAGGGGCACCCAACCGGAACGCGCGCGCTCCTGGGGGCCGATCGGTTTCATCTGGTACGGCTGCAGCGCCTCGGCCAACTGATCGCCGGAGAGCTCAAACGGGCGGGTAAACCGCCAGAATCGTGCGTTCTTGAACATGGCTTAAAACCTCTTTCCGTTGGCTTTCGCGCGGTTCTCGCGCTTATGGTCGGCCCGATGCCGGTTATATTCCAGTTTTTCCAGCAGCGCGCCCTGCAGGTCGTAACCGAACGAGTCGGCGACTGCTGCGATTGTGTCGAGCAGGCGCGAGTAGTGGCGGCCCCGTGTCCATTTTCGAATTGCGTCCGGCAACAAAGACTCGGCCAGCCGGATAATATCGCGGTTAATCGTCAAGTGACGCGCGCCGACAGACCCGTCACCATAGGGAGGCATCGCGACAAACGTGGCGCGGGGGGCGTATTTCAAGCCGAGCCGGCCCCCTAAATCCAAAACGCGGATCATCGCGTCGGCCAACTCAACCTCGCCGCCCATTCTATGCGGTAGGTGGTCGTCGAACAGGCCTTTACGCTCCGCCTCGGTCGCCTCGGCGACCTCTGTGCTGATCAGCTGCAGGGTTTCAAACAGGCAGCGGTTCGGGTCATCCCACCAGCCGACCGCCTTGTTCTGCGCGTAGATGGCTTTCGATAGCTTGTCGTAATCCATGTCGATCATTCCTTTCTGTATCGTTTACCGCGCCAGCCGCCTGCGGCTTTCACGGGCCAGTCGGACGCCCAGGGCGGCACGGCCGCCATGATCCGCTCGAATTCCTCGATCGAGCCGGTCCCCTCGGGTACCTCGGCGACGATCTCGTCGTGTACGTGGAGAACAACCGGGTACCCGGCGGCCTCGACGTTTTTCAAAGCGTAGGCCAGCAAGTCCCGGGCGGTCGCCTGTACGACGTTCTCGCATAGCTTGCCGCCGTAGGTGTCGAGACGCATCCAGCCCTTTGGCCCTTTCTTGTGGTCGCTGTTCCAGCCCTCATAAGTTAGTTTCATCACCTTGCGGCCCCAGGGCGTAACGTCCGGATGCAGCCGCGGGCGCTGGTACGCCAGTTTTCGGCCTGACCACAGCTGACAATACAAGACATCGCCGCGCATGCCGTAGACAATCCCCCGGAACTGGAAGTTCTGCCCGGGGTTCTGGACCGCAGCGATTGCGGCGTCCTGCAAGCCGTACCAGAATTTGACCACGTTGGGGGACGCCTTGCGCCACGCGTCGACCTGCTCTTTTATCGCCTCGTCGGTGTCGAAGTAGTCATCCGCCCCGAATGCTTTCCAGGCGCCGACGCTGCCCTGATAACCCGACCCGAGCTCGGCGACCTTGCCGATCTTTTTCCGTAGCGGATGATGGGCCCCGGTCTGCGGCGACTCCCACCATCGCGGGGCGTTTAGGTTTGTATAGCCGGCGTGGGCCATGATCTCCTCGAATGGCATCCCCGTAATTTTGGCGAGCGACATTTCGTATATTTTGCCATGCGTCCGAAATACATCGACTCGCCAGTCCTCGCCGGCCAACAGGGCCAAAACCACGGCCTCGATCGCCGAGTAATCCGAGCAGATCAGCTCGAACCCGGGCGCCGCGCTAAACAGTCCCCGCAGGCAGCCCGACACGGCCGCTATGGGGTCGCCGAAATAATGCTCTACGTGAGGCAGCCATCGGGTCGCTATGACCTGCAGCGTGTCCTCTACGGCGTCGACCGACCAGTCAGCCTTATCCGACGCCCAGCTCGGAGTTTGACACCACGGGCACGCGTCAAGCTCCGGCCGGGCGTGGTAATGCTTGCCGCAGCCGTTCACCGAGTCGCACCGGACAACCTTCGGCCCGCCGGCGGTCAGGTTCTGCGGTTGCGGGCCCTTGCCGGCCCAGCGACCGGTCCGATCAGCGCCGCAGAACGAGAACAGGTCCCGCAGCCGATCGTCGTCGCTAGTCCGCCGGTCAATGGCGAACAGTTTTTTAACGCTGGCGGCGCCCAGGACCGCGCGGATCTCAAGGGCCCGACGCGCCTCGTTATAGCTTGGCCAGTCCGGGTAGTTCCATTCCGCGAGCGTGGTCTCGACCGTCTCGGCTTGCATGTTCGGCATATGTACGCCACGCCCGCCGAGCCATCCGATCAGCTTGTCGAGCTCGTTGGCGGTCTGTACCGACCCGCCGGTCAGGGTCACGAGCTCGGCCCCGTATTTCGTAAACGCCTGCTCGACGATCGCGATGCAGTCGGCCAGCGCCTTGCGGTCAATACGGACACCGCGCGCGTTGATCCGCTGGTCGGTTTTCCATGTTTCCAGCTCGTCCGGATCCAGATCGGGGATTTCGGCGCTTACCGACGACTCCGATTTGATATCGCCGAAATTGTATTCTATGAATTTCTGGCCGTCCTCGGCATGGTCAGGGTCGCTCATAAGCAACCGGCGCCGGGCGTCCTTTTTGGTCGGGTTCCTCGGGACGCTGAATTTCTTGATCAGCCGCATACCGTCGTCGATTTTCTGGTCTAGGGTTTGCAGAACCTCGGCGGCCTTTCCGAGTTTAGCGGGCAGACTGAACGCCCGGGATTTGGCCATCGCGTCCCGCAGCTGGCAAACGTCAATTCCAGGCCAGCCCATGCGGGTACAAACGTTTTTCCAGATCAAAAAC